GGGTTGCTACAACTACTCTGGGTGCGTCCGAAGATCGTATCTGGGGTATCATCTCTAAACTATGGAAGTCTGCCAGTGTTCAGTATGGTAAGTTGATCGACTATCGTCACATGATTGTTTGGGGAGGTGCATCGAACGACGAAGATAAAGATTATCGTAATGCGATAAAAGCTCTCGCCTTTCAGTCTGGTAACGAAGGTCAGAAGGCTATTGATACTACCCGTGGTCGTAAAAATGATCGTGTTCGCTTGGCACTTGATGAGTTGCCCGAAATGGAGTTAGGAGCAATTACTGCTCGCGTTAACCTTTCAGCAAATAACGATATTACTTTTATCGGTATCGGAAACCCGTCAGCAGGAGATAACCCACACACCCGTTGGGCTATGCCTAAAGGTCATTCTAACTTCGATTCAGTCAATCCAGACTTAATGAAGTGGGAAACGGAGACTGGAGTTTGTTTGTTTTACAATGGCATGAAGTCACCTAACTTCGATGCTCCTCCCAATGAACCATCTCCATTCCCGTTCCTTATGGATCGTAAGAAACAGGAGATCATGCTCAAACAATGTTATGGAGACGAGAATGCTATCGACTATGTTCGTAACGCTATCGGTTGGTGGCCGAAGACTGGATTTGCTCAAACTATTCTTACCGCTGATCTCATTCGTAACGCCGATACAAACGAAGAACCACTTTGGGATTCTGAAGGATTTACTAAAGTAGCAGGATTCGATACCGCATTTACAGTTGGTGGAGATAGGTGCGTTCTGACAATCGCCAAACTTGGGTATGTCCGTGGCACTCGCAATCGTGTTATGTGGTTAGAAAGTCAGAAGGTAATCCAACTCTCTGCCAATGCCGCTGCTGAGTTTGAAATCCAACTTGCTACTGAAGTTGTTAATTATTGTAGGACTGCTGGAGTGCAACCATCTAAATTCGGTATGGACGTGTCTGGTGATGGTGGCCGAGTTGGACAGGCTATCATTCGTGAGTGGCTACGCTTTGAGTCTTCTGGAGCCGCTATCGCTCTTATCTCATCTATGGGTAAACCTACTGACCGAATCGCGGCAGAAGTTGATAAACGCCCGTGTAAGGATGTTTACGATAGGTTGGTATCTGAGTATTGGTATTCGGCCTATCATGGATTCAAGAGCCGAGTTATCTTTGGTGTTAGTCCATCCGATGAACTGGCGCGGGAACTTTGCATTCGTAGATACACGATTAAGTCTAAGAAGATTTCTGTAGAAACTAAAGATGACTTTAAAGGTAGAACAGGATTCTCGCCCGATTTGGCTGACTCGTTTCTATACTGCCTCGAAATGGCGCGGCGTAATGGACTTGTTTTTATCGGAAACGATAAACCAGTTCCGACTAACCGATTCTGGGCGCGGGATGAGGTATCAATTGATACCACCCAAGATGATGACTACGGATCAGACGATAACGGAGATTGGTGATACTGGGCCAAGGCGTTACTCTTGGTCATGGTTTTAGTGACGGCCCCATGTATTGCCGTTTGGCTCTTTTTGCCACTTTACACAAGACTACTTCAAAGCTCGCAGTTAGCTGCATGACTCCATGCTTCCCAGTAAAGTTATTGTCACGCCGCACAATTGATGTCCATTGGTCATCCACGTTGCCATTGTGCGCTTTTCTACATCTACTATCTCGTCGGGAATGCCCAATCTGAATTGGATGAATACGTTCGTCTGGCAAAAGAACGTGACAAATTATTCCAAAGATCAATCAAGAATACCTTCAAGTTCCAAGGTATTCGCTACTTCTTCTGGGACTACGATACGGATTACTTTCTCCCCGTCAAGGAAACCAAGAGTTTCTTTCACGCGAATATCGCTTTTCTTTACCCAGCATTGGTTGAACTTCTGCCTAAACAGAATCTTTGTTGGGTTCTCTCCTACTTCTGTTCCCTCGCAGATGATGCGGGATTCAAACGTTGTATTCATAAATTAGATAATTGTTCTCTCTGGCCCATGCAGGGTTGTCGTGAATGTAGGTATGACATTTTCTACAGACTGCCATGAATGATTCTTTTTTACAAAGGTTCTTGCCCCTGCCCTTTTTATGGTGAATGTCAGTTGCATACATCCCACAAACTTCACAGGCGTAATCTTTTTCTTCAAGGAATTCTTTCCTAACTTTCCTATAAGACTCATTCCTTTGTTTGCCCCTTTGAGAAAAGGTATTTAGTTTTCCTCCGCGCTTTTTGAAACCCGTTTTTGCTTTAAGTGGGGTTTTTCTTCGTAGCATAGTGCGATTACTTTCTCTACTTGTTCTTTCTTTAGGATGCTCTTGGAGTTTACTTCGATTTGGTTGATGAGTGATCCAGTCACGCCGATCTTCTCTCCAAGCTCTCTGACAGTCAGCCGCAACATCCTACGAGTCTCACGCAACTGGGTGGCGAAAGTTTTCCTCCCGATAGAACGAACCATGCGTGATTGCTCGTAGGCAGTCATGCAGGACTCGTATGCGTCTTCTAAAGGATGTCTCATTTCCAGAAAAAATAAACCAAGACTATTGACAAGTCAACACTTTTTTGATACTATGATTGCTTATGGATAACACAAACCCAATGAATAAATTAAACCCGAAACTTGAAGAGTTGATAGCCAGCGTAAGGAAGACAGTTTTAGTTACAAATATGTCTCTCGCCACTGCACTTGAAACTTCTTTCATGGCTACCTACGAAAATAAAAATGGCATCTGCTCTATGGCAATGAGGAAGGATAACACAGCTATCATGCTCGCCAATGGAACTGGAGGAGATGTAGTTTACAAATGTGATTTCATCATCAGCGGAGAAGGTATCGGTGAACGCCGCGCCGTCTTCCAATGTGAAGACGCAGAGAGTGCAGAAGAGATTTACGAACTCCTCAACGACAGGATGTATGCTTGGTCAAATGGTGAGATCAACGAAGTAGGTGTAGACTAATTATCGGAACCGATAAAAAAGGTGCTTGACATAGAATACAACCTGTAGTAGTTTTCAGTTGTGCGAGAAATTGCACCTTCGGGGTGAGAGCCGAAGTAAATAGGAAAAGAATAGAAATAAATTGAACAATAAATATATGGTTGCTTGTAGTGGTCTAACCACTCTCATCTGTCAGTTCGCCAGTTTATTCTGCCACTGCAAGCAGCCGCCTTTTATAAAATGAATCCATTAGAAAAGAACGATGGTATCTTCGTTCGCAGGGAAATAATCAGATTGTCGATCATCGACGATAGGAAGAAACAAGTATTCGCAGTCATTGATAATTACGATGGCGGTTTTTGGGAAGACGAGAATAATATCAAAGAAGTAGCAGATATTTGCGGCATCACAGAAACTCAAGCTCACAACGCTTTTATGACATTGGTTGGACTTCGGTTCTTGAAACTCAATAAAGACAAGAAGTGGGTATTGAATGAAGACGCAAACTGGCAGGAAGGATCAAAATGAGTGTCCGAATAATGTCAGAGGTCTTTGAGCGTAGTAAGACTCAAGGTAACGCAAGATTGGTGCTTTTGTCTTTAGCTGACTCATGCAACGACGATGCCAGTTGCTGGCCGTCTATCCGTAAGATTGCAGAGAAGGCTAACATTTCAGAACCTATTACGAAGAAGTATCTGAATGCTTTGATTGAGGTCGGAGTTGTTACGAGAGATGAACGCGAAGATCATTTTGGAAGGCAAACATCGAACCTTTATACGATAATTGTTGATAAGATTGGAAGTGATGAAATCAGCAGAGATGTCATTCAACAGGTTATAGCACCAAGTAGAATCAAGTCAGTTGAGGGGGTAACCCGTGTTAGTGGGGGAGGGGGTAACCCCGTGCAGGGGGTGGTGGGGGTAACCCGTGTTAGTCTCCCTATAATGAACCATCATAAGGAACCGAAAATAGAACCATCATCCGATTCCACTATCGCTCCATCGAACAGCAATGAATCAACTGATCTATTCCAGACTACAATTAAACCTCCACAAAAAAAACAACCCAAACTTGTCACCGACAAATTCATCACTGAACTCCAAACCTTGAATCCCGACAAAGACGTGGAGGCTGAAGCACAGAAAGCAAAGACATGGATTCTCGCGCATCCTCCGCGCAAGTTCACAGTTACCTTCTTCTCCAACTGGATCAACCGATCCACAACAACACGCAAACCAGAAAGATTCTCTAACTTCTAAACCCAAATGAAAAAAGTCCCAATAGCACGAAAGAGTGAAGCGGCAGCATTGTCGCTCATCGCAATCGACAGAAACATACTTTCCCAACAAACATGGGATAGTGGTTATTTCGCCATAAACGCCAACAGGATCGTTTTTGAAGCTCTCCAAGGGGTTCACCAGCGGACAGGAGTTTGCTGCCCGTTTTCTGCCATCGCAGAGTTGGAAGCTACAGGAAAGTTAGATGCCGCTGGAGGTGAGGATGGAGTTCACCAGATTCTATCCACGATGAATGTAGCGTCTGGTAAGGTTTGCCAAGACATGGCCGACGATTATCGGAAGCACCTGCACCGCACAAAATCATACCGCGATGTCATTACACTTTTCGAGAAGGAAGAACCAAACCTACGGACAGGTAAGACAAATCTGAAGGAATTATCGGAAACGATAATGAACTCTGCCGAAGATCGGACTACAAAAGTAAAGCCAGTCAAAGACCTCATCATCGAAATCATTGATGAGATGGAAGGTAAAGCTGTAAAGGAATTCTTTCCTACTGGATTACTCAAAGTAGATCGTGCGCTCAAGGGTGGGATGCACAAAGGAGAGATGATGACAGTAGCATCAGAGACAGGTGGTGGTAAATCCATCTACCTTGTCCAAGCAGCACTCGCCAACCTGCAAGATGGGAAGTCAGTTCTGTTCTTCAGCCTTGAAATGAAAGCGAAGGACATCCTAACTCGTATGGCTTGCAACTTGGCAGGCTACCCCGTGCGTGAACCAGAGGATTACAAGAATGCCAACCAACACGAACTCACCAAAATCAGTGCCGCATTGTTGGAATTACACCAGTTACCCCTCGAAATCGTGGATGGAGTAGCCGAAATTGACGAGATTGAGGCCCAAATCAACCGATACGTTGGAGAAAAACGGGCAGATGTAATCGTCGTAGATTACCTCCAAATCATCTCATCTGACGGGGAAGAAGGCAGGGAAAGTCAGATTTCGGAGATTGCAAGGAGATTAAAACTCGCAGCACTGAAGAATAACTCGATTATGCTTACTGCTTCCCAGTTAAATGACGAAGGAAGGCTACGCGAATCACGGGCTATTGGAATGCACTCTGACCAAGTAGTGTATATCGAACACATCAAGGAGAAGAGCAGGCTGACGATCAAGAAGAACCGCCGAGGACAAAGAAACTACATGACAGAAATCATCATGCGTGGTGACATCTCAAAACTTGAGGAGGTATACTAATGACAATCGACCAAGCATACGGAAAAGCGTTGAAGTATCT